CCCCCCTTGCCGTGGGGAACCAGATTGTTGTTGTCACCAACGCACCGCCTCCCCCCGGCATGCAACCAGCACGGCACACCTTGGTGTGCCGCCTAGCTGATACTCTACTATCGTTATCCGGTATTTAAATATGCAACCAATTCTTGCGTGTTTTTTACCACCGAACCTAGTGCTCCCATCCTCTGGACCCCGCTGAGGAAGACCACAAACTTCCCGAGACCATCGGACGCCGTTTTGTCACGTCTCCGTCTGAGAAGCACGGGCTGTGGTCTTTTCTGTGCAACCCGCACGCCCACCTCGATGACGTCACTGTCAGCAACTCCGTCTGGAACCGAAACTGCGGGCAGCTCAGTCGTACCAAATGGGCGTAACAAGGTAAGCGTGCCCTCAGCCTGCTTGCGGAACTCCTGCCATGACACGGACGTAACATCAACTGAGAGGGTCGACGAAGCCTTGAAGAACTTCCCCCACCTATCCCCCATTCTCACGTTAATGCCGTCGACAGGTACTGATTGGCCATTCGGTGCGCGCGGGAGATTGAGCCTGTCGTGTGTTACATGTGGAAGAAGTGACGGCATGTTAGGCACAATGCCGACAGTCATCAGTGGTGCTATAAGCTGCCGAAAACCTGACATTATGGTTTCACTCATAGGATCGACGCACGCGCCGCCGATGTCAACTACGCCAGTGATAAAAATTAACTTATTGCCAATGGAGGTGGTGCAAAGCTCGCCAATAGCCATAACTGGCTGGTCAAAGGCCATGGGTAACCTGAAGGTGCCACCCTCAGTGGAGCCAAAGAAGGTGCAGACATCATCCTCGAAGCTAACGACAACAGGTGATCCATCGAGCTTGGGCATCATCTTTGTTGGATGCGTAGATTGCTGGTCATCCCTTGCTAGTGGAACTTTCCTTCCCCGCGCAGCGGATGGATAACACATGTCGAAGATAGACCTATCCGAGACAGATCCACAGACGGGCAACGGCCCAAGCCTCGAGAAATCACAGGGTGCCACCACATGAGATTCATCAGAATCGTTGTCATCATCTCTGCGTTCGTAGGCAAAGTACTGCCATCGCTGCATTGGATGTGGTTTACCCGGTGTTGTCCACTCAGCACGCCTTGTGCAGCCCTTCACAGCGCGGGGTAGCGTGTAGTTTACGTCGTCATGAAACTTCCCCAGCCCAGTGGCTATGAAACGATCAACTGTGTCTTGCAAGTCCCCGGGCGCTGGGCCATCAACATCAGTAAACCCAAGATGTTCATCCATCACTAAAACGCCGCCGGGTGCGAGCACGCTTGCTACGTCATCGACGAACAGTTGGAGTGAATCAGGAGAAGACTTAACGATTTGGCCAACTGAATGAGTGCACACCACAAGATCATACTTGAGATCAGAATCACCAACGAACTCCCAGGCGCCACTTACCTCAGGATAGACCGACACCGCCGCATCTTGGCCACACGCTTCGATGGATTTAACAGCGCGGTGCACGGCGGTTCTATCCAGGTCAACCAGCGTAAGACTGGCAGGCCCCAGCTTAGCTACGCCTCGAGAGAACGATCCAGAACCACACGCAAGGATCAGCACGTGAGAACCATTAACGGGAACAAGCGACTTAATTACAGAAAGGAGTGTGATGGAGGCAGAACGCTCCGTGTTTCTCAAGGACTCGAGCTGGGCTGCTGTCAAGTACCTGAGTGCTGTCGTCGATGTCTCATCAGAGTGATCGACAACGGGAGTACTCAAGTACTCTGCGAGGGGATCGCCATACTCGTATATCTCGAGGGGAGCATGGTGCTCGACGGACTCAGTATTGGCTTTCACTGTGGATACTGAGCGTGCACCGGATAAGGCAATTGAAAAAGATGAGCCGGAACGGATGGACGGAGGTCTCTCTCTGGCAGTGGACCTCCATGAAGCAACGGAAGAAGACGGTGGCCGAGCACCGCGGACGGAACGATGTGCGTATTGCCGCATGATGCCAGTTAAAACTGACGTTCAAGGGTATACTAGAGTATGTTAAGGTTTATTATCC